TGCCGGGATGATGGACTTCGTTGGGTTCGACGCTGCGGCACCGGCGGTGATGGCGGACTTCTTCAAGGGGCCTTGACGTCTGGGCAACGAGGCGCTAGTTTGTGAATCGTCGAGCCGCTGCCGCACTGTTCTCTAAAAAAAGCCGGTGCAGCGATCCTTCGTTCGACATTCGTTTTAGGCGGGCCGCTGGTGCTGTGTTCTCCTTGTAACAGTCGCAGCGCTGATCCTTCGTCCGCCGACTTGTGACGCCCGGCCTGACCCGCCGGGCGTACGTATGTCATGGTGGTGTGGTAGGTATATGACCATGGCGACCGTCGAATTACCGCATCCATTGGATTCCATTATTGACGCCTCGCCGGACGGGAAATGGTGCGTCACCGCGACGTTTGAGGTGTACCCGGACTGCACGGGTAAGCTGAGCATCCAAGAATGGATCTGCGGCCGTGCTGGCTGGTACGGGCCACACGATCTGAGCGGCGTGGATCTTGACGCTGATGCGGTCGCCAGGCTGCGGCCGATCTTGTTGCGCTTCCTTGAAGCGCTTGCGGCTGCTCGGGACGCATGAGGCCAGCGGCAGCCCCTGACCTATTCGACCTCCCCTCCAACCTGTCGCACCCTCTACCCGTGCCAACCCTCCTGACGATCACCGATCCTCGCGATCTGACCGATCGCCAGCTGCTTCAGCTCATCTACGAAAGGCTCACCACCATGTCCGCTACTGCCGATTCTACCGCTGCCGCTGTCGCCGCCCTCGACGCCAAGGTCGACGCGTTCATTGCCCTCGTTTCCCCGACCCTTCAGAGCCTCCGCGATGCCCTCGCCGCGGCCCTGGCTCAGGTCGCCGCGCTCCAGGCCGGCGACGCGGCTGATGCTGCGACGCTGACTTCGACGCTTGCGGACGCCGTCGCCGAGACCGCCAAGGTGCAGGCGGCGATCGACGCGCTGACTCCGCCGGTGACGCCGACTCCGTGAGAGCCAGCCGCGAGCGGCAGCCGGTGAAGACCGACCAGCATTCTGACGGCTACAGCCGAGACAACGTCATCACCGGCGTGCTGGTCGTACTTGGTGTCGGCGCTGCGCTGGCGTTGGTCGGGCTGCAGGTTCTTGCGCAGTTCAGGGGCTAATCGACCTAACCCCGCGGATCCTGCACTGTCTCTAGTGCATGCCAACACTGCCATCTATCACCTTTGATCCTGTAACCCGCGCCGCCCAGTACATCGAGGTCGCTGTCCTGGCGAACTCGATCGATCCGGCGACCGGCGCCAACCCCGGCGTCATGGACACCACGACGCCGCTGACCATGACGTACCTGAGCGGCGCCGCGAGCGGCTCGGTGCCGGCCTACGCGACGATCGCCGAGGTCGCGCAGGCGCCTGACGGTGCTCGGATCCTGCGGATCGCCCCGGGTGCGGTGCCTGGTGCTGTACCCGGCGGCGGGACCGCATTCTCGTGGTCGATCAGGCTCAGCGCGGCCGGTCGCACCGGGACCCTGACCGTCTCCGGTACGACGCCGCTGATCCCGGATGTCAGCGGGGTTGCCTGGAACGGCGTGGGTCCGCAGACTGTTCAGCCCTGACAAGACCGTGCAGCCCTGACAAGGGTTGTCCGACCCCACTCCCGTAGGGTAGAGTGGGGCATGGACGCTCGGAAAGACATACCTCTGCTCGATGGCATCGAGGGGCCCCGTGTCGGTACGGTGACCGCTGACGGCTACCGCGCCATCGCGATTGTCACCGATGCGCACGTCACCAAGCGACTGCTCGAGCCGGCTGCGTTGATCTCCGTCGGGTATCGGATTGCCGGTTCAGCGGTAGGCGGATCGTGAAGCACGACGAACAGGCACGGATCGGGGAGGCCGCCCGGAAGATGGACGGCGCCGCCTGGGTATTGGCTCTCGCGCTCATACCCGGAGATCGGCGAGGTCACGGCGCGCTGTCGGGCTGGCGTAGTCCACTGGAGACTCATGCGCCACGATGACCGCCGCCGCCTGTTCGGCCTGACCTGGATCGGCTGGCTCAATCTGCTCGGACTGCAGTGGGTCGGGCTCCGATTGGCCGCGGTCGTGGCGCCGCCCGATGATACGCACGTCGGGTGGGCGGTCTGTGGACGTTTGCCCGTGAGCGGCTGGCGCTGGCCGTACAAGGCGGTGTCTGTGGCGTGGCTGGCCGCGGTGGTTGCCGCTTGGGCACTGTGATCCGGTACGCATCCCAGATGCTGGCCGTCGCTCGACGACGCAGCGAGCGGACCGCTGCCGGATTGTGCGTCGACTGCCCGGATCCTGCGCCGCCGGCTACCGACGGTAGCCACTGTGCCTCGCATGCGGCCTTGCACCGTAGCTACGAGCGCCAGAGCCAGGAGCGCAAGAAGCGTCTCGGGCTGTGCCATTGCGGCAGACCGCGGTCCGCCGAATTCGCTCGGTGTGGACGCTGCCGGCTGATCCGGAAGCGTCAGGCTGTGTCGAGTCGTATGTCTCCGGGTGTGGGTATTCGACCGTCTCCACGCTCGAGGTGATTCTGTCTTCATGAACCACTGGTATCCCACGAAGTGAGCGCACATCTCGATCGCAAGCTGGCTGGCAAGTGCACATGGTCCGCACGCTGCAGGCGTCCCCTCGCTCCGGACTGCGACATGTGCGAGCGCCATCACAAGCGCAAGAAGCGCCAGCGCTCGAAGTCTGCCGCCGCGGCTCGCGACAACAACCGGGCGCTTGGCCTGTGCGCATTCTGTCCGACCTCATCCGAGACCTATCGCTGCGCAGTGTGCGCGGCCAAGCATGGCCAGGTGCCAGCTTCGGTGAGGCTACGTATGACTACCGGTGTGGGCACGGACTCGGACCCCTGGCGCAAGGACTCCGACGGTTGGAAGCGCTACCGCGGCAAGGGCCGCCGCGGCCCCCCGGCCGCCGCCGTGAACGACGAGCAAGATCTGAAGGACGCCGAGCGGGCCCTCGAAAAGGGCCGCCAGGCGCTGGCCTATGCCCGTTCGCCGGAGGTCCAGGCGCTTCCCCGGATTCAGCGGGCCGGCGTCAAATCAGAGGCGGTAGCGTTCCTGGCGCACGCCGCGCGGTTTCTGGATGAAGTCGTAGATCGGAACGGAGGATCAGAATGACCGGAGGCAATCGAAGGGCAGCAAGGTTCGGCGACAAGCAAGGTCAGGGCGCGCGCCCCTTCCAAAAGGGCGTCTCCGGGAACCCCGGCGGCCGATGCGGATCGGCCATGGAGCTTGGGCGCCGCATTCGCGAGCGCACCGGCGACGGCCTAGAGCTGATCGACTTCGCGCTCGCTGTGCTGCGGGGAACCGGGAAGATGCCACCGCCGGCGACGGCCGAGCCCGGGACGCCGGACGTTGGCGTGCCTGACGATCCCAAGTCCCGGATGTTTGCCCTCGACTGGCTCACCGAGCGTGGCTGGGGCAAGGCCAAGCAGGTCGTCGAGGTCTCCACGGGCGCCGCGATCGAGATGCCGGACATGACGCAGAAGACGCTCGACGAGCTCCAGCAGATCATCGCGACGGAGCTGGACAGTGAATCGGACGGCGACGTCCATTGAGATCGCCAGGCGGGCGATCGCGGAGCTCGAGCGACGGGCGGCCAAGGCCGAGCTTACTCAGCGCTCGCTGGCTGAGTTCTTCAAGCAAGCCGTAGCGGCCGGCTGCGTCGCGGGTATCAAGCGGTTGGAGTGGGGGCCGCACCTCGAGTTCTACTGCCTGAGCGTCCAGTTGCAGCTGGAGTCGTGGCTGGTGGCATACGGCTTCGGCACGGATGAGATGATCGAGCGCCAACGCGCGGCGTGGGAGCGTACGGGCGCGGCGTGGGAGGACGGCAAGCCGGAGCCGTGGCTGCGTTACGTACTGGTGCAGAACCAGATCGACAACCTGCCGCCCACGACGCTCAAGAGCACGATCGCGATGGTGATTGCCAACGCCTGGATCTGGCTCTGGGCGCCGGAGTGCTCGTTTATCGCGGCGAGCGGCGTAGAAGCTAACGTAGACCGCGACTCGCAGTCTACGCGCGATCTGGTCCGCTCGCCCTGGTACCGCGAGACGTTCAGAATTTCGTGGTCCACGTACGATGTAGCGATTCCAATGGAGATCCGTAAGGACTCCACCGCGGTCCGGCTATGGGAAACTACCGCCGGCGGAAAGCGAGATTCCAGAACAATTAACAGTGGATGGATCGGTGCGCACGGTGATCTCCTATTTGTGGACGACCCTGACGATCCCGACAAGGTTTTCAGTGAGGCTGATCGACTCAAGCCACAGAACCGCTTCACGCGTGCGATGGAGAACCGGACCAACGACGACAACCGATCGATCCGCCGCGTGCTTCAGCAGGCGACCCACATCGAGGACTTCACCGCCTATCTGCTGTCGCTCGCTCGCTGGAGCGTGGCAAATCCGAAGGGCTGGCACCTCAACTGTCTGCCAGCCGAGTACGGCCACGGGCCTGATGATGCTCCGACGGAGACGCCGTACGGGCAGCGCGACTGGCGCACCGAGAAGGGCGAGACCCTATCGCCCCGCCTGAGCCCAGGTATCCTCGCTGACCACAAGCTCAAGCGGCCGGAGTACGAGGCGCTCTACAACCAGAATCGCAAGCGACGTACCGGCGGCATCTTCGCGCCGCGCTACGCCCGATTCTTCATCTGGGAGCACCAGGTCGGCCAGTGGTTGCGGCCCCGGCCGGATCTCTGTGTGCCGCGTGAGGCGCTGCCGCCGGTGGTCGTCAAGCCTGGCCAGCTGCGCGACCTGACGCTCAGCATCGACGCCGCGAACAGTCTGGATCCGGATCCGACCGCCAAGGTGTCGGCAGTCGGCCTGACCGTGAACGCGTGCCGCGGCGAGGAGCGGCTGGTGCTCGATGACGCGACGCGTGTGCTCGGCGTCCACGGGACCTACAAGGCGATCTACCAGCTCACGGCCCGGTGGGCGCTGGACCGGATCCTCGTCGAGATGAAGGCTCTTGGCGCCGGCGTGGTTGCCGAGATCCAGATGGCGATCCGCCGTGGCTGGTACATTGACTCGGAGACCGACGAGAAGATTCAGCTCGTGGGGCCCGACGGCCGTCCGCTGCGCTGCGAAGTCGAGCAGATCAAGCTGGCGCAGGGCGAGGACAAGATCCAACGCGCCAACGGCATGCTACCGAGCTGGAACCAGGGCCTGTGGCTCTTGCACGACGGCGCGGACTGGCTCTACCCTAAAGTCGACGAGTCACGGCGCACGCTGGACGAGGGCTGGATCGGCGAGGTCTGCTCGTTCCCGGGATCGCGGAGAACAGATCGGGTAGACTCGGAGTCGCAGTTCTTCGGGCGTTACCGCAACACGACCGACACCCGCTCCGAGTGGCAAGCCATGCGGCGACTCGGACTGGTCGGCCGTCGGTAACAGGCATCGGAACAGGCTGCAAATCGCCTGTTATCAGGGCTGCGGTTACCGTAGACGCATGCAGACCCGAAACCCCTACGTCACCACCGAGCAAGAGCGCCTCCGCGAACTCGTCTTCTCGCTGTTCAAGGAGGAGATCCCGCTAGATCCCAAGGACCTCAAGCAGCTGGCGCCGTTCGTCAGGCGCGTGCGCGAGGAGTTCGTGGAGAATACAACGCCGGGTCAGCGGGCGCTCAGGCGGGTCGAGTATTTCGTGCTCAACGCTAGAGGCCGGCACCTGTACCAGCAGTGGGAGATGGGGAAGCTGGACGGGTATGCGGATGGGCGGACGCCGGTGCGGCTGCCGAGCTGACAGAGCAGCATGGTAAAATGCGCCAGATGAACAAGATCGAGCCTGATTTCGGGTTGCGTACCGCATTGCTCGGTGGATCGGTTGCCGCTGTTCTGAGGTCCAACGCCGACATCAGGACATGCTGTCACCTGCCGCTGGTCCCAACCACCGAGGCGGGCCAAGTGTGGCTGACCTGCGGGAATTGCAGAAAGAAAGAGGGCCCGTACGAGAGGCCATTGCAAGTCCGCGGCACGCCAGCTCAATTCTCCACGTTGTCGCGCATCCCGGAACGCATCGGAGAACTTGCATCAAGCGTGCCTCTGCCATATCTTGGAATGCTGTATGCGAGCAAGAACTCTCGGTTTTGTCTTGGGGCGACATGGTCATCCAGCAATGCGTTCTTCGTGTTGGAAATCGAGGAAGACGGGCGAGTGAGATGGCTTTGGCAGTTGCGCGCTCCTGGCGCCGGGGAGATGCGCTGCTCCCAGGGGGATGACGACGGTCTGGAGACGGGCCTGCCAGACAGCGCCATCGGGTGGTTTGCCGAGCACTTCGCGGCCTGATTTAGACCGCTCTGCGAGACGCGCCTAGCGTCAGGGCATGACCACTGGGCGCATTCTCGAAGATCTCGCATCGCGGATTACGCATGCCTCCAACGCTACTTCGGCCGGCGCGATCGTCGGTCATGACTTCCTGATCCCCAACGCTGCGACGGCGGACTACGACATCGTCCTCGACGAGAAGTTCGAGGTAGTCGACGTCATCGTCCGCAAGGACGGCGCCGGGGCGGCCAACACGGCACAGATCAAGACCGGTGCGGGTGTCGCGATCACCGACGCGATCATCGCCGCCGTCGACAAGGTCGTGACCCGGGCGGGCACGATCGACTCGACGGGCGGGAACAACGTCATCGCGGCTGGCGGCACGCTGCGCTGCACGTTCACCCGGGCCGCCGGGACGAGCGCTGCTCTGGTCACCGTGCTGGGGTTCTGCAGGCCGTGAAGCTCGTTAGGAGGCTACGGTTGCGAGGCGAGCGGATCAAAGTGCTGGCCGGGCTGGAGCTCGGTGCGGTGCAGGGTGGCCGCGTGGCCGTGACGGACGACTGTCCGAGCGCGTACACGTACTGCTACAAGTATTGCGGAGACTAGGGGTGGGAGGAGCCGGTGACGCCGTAGACCAGTAGCGGCCTGTAGCGATAGGCTAGGCCGTAGAACCAGCGTTCGAGGTGTTCGTCGCGGTTCGCGTGAGTCACGTGAGTCACGTGGCCTCCGGTCGCGGCCGATCGGACGGCCATGTTGGTTTCACGCGGATCCGACGTCACGGTCCCTCCGTTGCGGCTCGCAACTCATCGAGCGTGATCCGCGTGCCGTCGATCTCGATGATGCCGTCGGGGATGGATTCGTCGTGGTGCACCGAGAGGCTGCCGATCGGCGGCAGCCTTGCGATGAATGGCGGCAGGCCGCGATTGTCTTGTGGTGGAGGCGGCGGCAACGCAGCCACGGTGGTGCGGTTACAGCGCACCACGGGGCTCATCGGCAACGGCCGGTCCCGGTCGCGGAACACCGGCATGTCGGCGATGCGGTCGCGGAGGTAGGGTGAGCGGGTCATCGTGCTTGTCTCGATGATCACATAGTCCGCGCGATCCTCGGTGAGCATGAGGATCTTCGCAGGAAGAGGGTGCAGCCCATCGGTGCAAACCACATGCGTGGTCCCGATCGCGAGGACTCGGCCGAAGTGGGACAGTCTTGGGGTATCCCAGCGTTTTCCGTCCCACGGACAGGCGCCACCTAGATCCAGGCAGACGGCGTCGTCTGGGACGTCATCGCGGAAGTGAAGGTGGCCCGGAGGGTGATGCCAGGAGATGCACTTGGTCACAGCCTCGCCTCCGGCCAGGCAATCACGCGTGGCGTGTTGGTCACGGTAACCACGCCGCCGGTCATGACGACCTCGGTGACGACCTCGAAGCACTCCTGGCCGCCGACGATGTAGCCGTCCTTGACCTCCAGGCCAAGGACTAAGACTCGACGCCCGCCGATACCGTCAAACGTGGGACGCTGGTGCACGATGTGGAACTCCTGTGGCCTGTAGCCCAGCGCGAGCACGTGGCGTGCGGCGGCGTCCATCATCGAGATCCAGGCGGTGCCGGCGTCGAGGAGTTGGGAATCGGCAGGGGTCATCGCCTCTCCTGAATCGCCTGCAGCAGCATGCCGCGAATCTTGGCCAGCAGGTCCGATGCATCCTCGCAGTATCGGCGAGGCAGGGCCGCGCCGCGTGGACCGTTGCCAAGTGCAGCCAGCTCAGCATGCGCGCTCCGCAGCGCGGTGTCTGCGATACTCAGGTAGGCTCGGGCCTGTCCGAGGGCGTGTGCTTCGTCGAAGGCGTCGACGCGCGCGGTGTCGGAGGGTGAGCGGGTCATCGGGTTGGTTCCGTTGGAGCGGACAGTGCGTCACCGAAGCGAAAGCCATACGCGTTTGGGCAGTGGTGCCAGCTGGAGTTCGCCGGACGCATCACGGGGAACCAGTACAGTTTGTTGTGCGCCTGCGGATCCTCGTCGCAGTGGTCGTGGTCCATCATGGGCGCGGCCTCCACGCTTCGGTAAGCAGTCGCACCCTGCCCCGAGACACGAACTGCAGGCATTCCCTGGGGCTGGCCGCGCATGTCATCTCGCCTCCAGCGGCGTTCCGTTGACACGCACGGTAGTCTGGCGCACCGGTTTCAGGCTGCCCCATGCTTCGGCAATCGTCGGATCTGCTCCTTCCGGGAGCGCGGCCTGCTCGAACGGGATGACGCCTGCCTCGACGGTGATCGGTTCCAACTGCTTGTGCGAAGTCACGCCGAACGCCTCGAAGCGGTACCAGCGGTCCAAGATGTGACAGCGCACGCGGGCGCAGAACTCGGTACCGGCGTCACGATGGAGCTCCATCGCCTCGGTGAGGAGGCCGTGGAAGACGGCTTGTAGCTCAGGGCTCATGATGCGGCAGACTCCGGGCCGCCATTGGTCAGTGGAGTGCCGCGGTACCCGAGAGCAAACACCTCTGGCATGTCGGCCAGCTGGCTGGCGTTCAGCGGCGCGACCTTGCCGGCGTCAACGCGGGACCTGTAGTTTACGCCGCTAGCGTGAGCGATCTGGTCGTCCCGCGGCGGAGCATTCCTACTTGGCGGAGCCGCCGCGGCTGGCTCACGCTCAGGGTACGGCTCCGGTAGGGCAAACGCCCTGGCCAGGTTGTTCGCCGCGAACATCCACAGCCACGAATCGCCATCGACGTACAGCCGCGGGAAACGCCATACGTCTTGCCCGGGGTTCTCCACGAACCGTACACACTCGAGAACCAGTCCCGGCATGTCGATGCGTGCGCGCTTCTGCTTGAAGCTGACGCGGTAGGGATAGCGGCCCGTGTCGTCGACTGACCCGGCGCGGGCGATCTTGGCGCCGGTAACGCCGATATCTGTCAGCAGCTGGCGAATATTGCGGTCCGCGTTGCGCCGGGTAACCCGGTCGGCAATGGGTCCGGTACCTGGGTTCATGAGCAGTGCATCCATCCTCTGCACCCTACCATACCGCCCTGATATCGACCGCCTGATCCGTATCCGCGACCCTAACAGGATGGAACAGGCTATCCCGTCTCCGACCCACGACGCCGACTACACCCCCGAGCACTGGATCCCCAACCCCGGTGACGTCGTAGGCCTCGCGAGCGGCGGGCCGGACCTAACGGTGTTGTACCTGAGTGGGCCCGACGACCAACAGATGGCCGCATTCAGCTGGTTCACAGCGGTTGGCGATCTCCGCTCCAGCGAGTTGCCGGTCAAGGCGTTGGTGCCGCGGCCGACGCCTCCGGCTAGCAGTTCGGTCGACATCGGTCCCATCGCCATCCCCGTCGCCGGCCCCGGTCGCCCGCTGCGCCGCCGGTAGCCCATGGCCTCGCCTCGCACACCGACCGGCCAGTACGAAAAAGGCACCAGCGGCAATCCCCGCGGTCGCCCACCTCGCGCCCGCCAGGACTCCGTGCCGACGGCTCTCGTCCGCACTCCGTCGCAGCCCGCTCCTACCCCCCGCCGCGACGGTTGGCAGAACGAAGCTTCCGGGCATGGGACGCGTCGAGATCGCCGCACCCTGACCCGTTTCGGCGTCGACATCGTCACCGATATCGAGGCGCTGCAGCTCTGGCGCTCGGAGTTCCTGGCCGCGACGATTATCGAGGGCGAGCCCAAGGAGGCTCTCAAGCGCGGATGGCGGTTCAAGTGCGAGGACAAGGATCTCGAGGTCGCGGTACTCAAGCGCGCCGAGGAGATCGGCCTGGAGCACGCACTCCGCAAGGCGGCCGAGTACGAGAACGCCTACGGCGGCTCGGCGATCTTTCCGGTGCTCACCGGAGCGCTTGGCGATCTGAGCACAGAGCTCGACCCCGGCGCGATCGCCTCCGTCGATGCGTTCCACGTGTTCGAGCCGCAAGAGCTCTTGCCCAATACCTACTACAAGGACATCCGGCTGCCGAAGTGGCGACGGCCGGAGACCTACCGACTCATACCGCTGACCTCGGGTCGCAGTGGGTATTTCAATCCGCAGATCGTCCACGAGTCGAGGCTGATCATCTTCCCGGGCACTCGCGTCTCCGTGCAGACGCAGCCCGGCCAGCGTGAGGGCTGGGGCGACTCGAACCTGTGCCGCCCGCGTCAGGTGATTGCCGACTTCGGCCTGAGCTGGGCGTCGGCGGCGACGCTACTCCACGAGCACGGCAAGGGCACGCTCGAGATGGACAACTTCGCCAACATGATGGCGCAGGCCGACGGGCTCGATCAGTTCGACAAGTACATCACCGCGATGCAGATGGCGTGGTCGACGATCGGTATGGTTGTGATCGACGGCAAGAGTCGATACAGCCGGTCGACGGGCGCGCTGACTGGGATCAGCGAGGTGCTGAACGAATTCAAGGTCCTCATGGCTGCCGCCGTCGGTCGCCCCGTTAGCACGCTATTCGGCCAGAGCCAGACAGGCCTGCGGACCGGGGACGACGACACGCTGAGCTGGAACGCGAAGGTCGAAGGCTATCAGGGCAAGCACCTTCGGCCACGGCACGAGCAGGCGGTGAAGCTGATCCTGCTCTCGACGGCTGGGCCGACGAATGGCCAGGAGCCCGAGGCGTGGAGCGTCGAATACCCGCCGATCTCGACACCGAGCGAGAAAGAGAAATCCGAGATCCAGCTTGCGGACATGCAGCGGGCGAAGATTGCGATTGAGACTGGAGTGGCGAGCAAGGATGACTGCGCGGAGAGCTTCTACAAGGGCGACAGCTATAGCGGGGACATCAAGATCGACTGGGAGCGGCGCAAGAAGGAGCAGGCGGAGGCGAAGCTGCGAGAAGCTCAGGCTGCGGCTCAGGCCGCTGGGGGCGCAGGCGCGCCGCCGGTGGCCGAGCAGGAAGATCTGAGTCCCGAGGAGCTGGCGGATCTGCAAGGGCTACAGGAGGAGTTCGGGACGTCCGATGGCCAGGAGCCCGACGATTCGGAACCGGACGACGAGGAGCCGGACTTCGGCGATGATGTTCCGGACGACGAGGATTTGGCTAACGACCACGAGCCGCGTACCGATGACTTGGGCGCGCAGGGCTACAACCCGTACCGGACCCATGGCGGGCAGTTCGGCTCAGGTCCACACAAGGCTAGACCCGGCGCCGGTGAGCGTCAGGCCGCAGCGGTCGCCAAGTCCACGGAGCGCGTCGGTAAGACCGGGGCGCGTGTCGAGCACTATGCGGGCAAGCTCGCCGAGTCGCACCAGGCGCGGCACGCGGCGATTGCAGAGACCCGCGGTGCGCTGGAGAAAGCCAAGGCGGCGGGTGAACTCGCTAGAGCGAAGCCGACAGCAAAGAACCTAAAGGCGGCCGAGGTCGCGACCAACAAGGCGACCCGGGCGCAGGCCAAGGTCGGCAAGCACGAAGCGGCGATCGCGAAGCACACGGATCTGCATGCCAAGGCAGTGGGCGCGCATGCGAAGTCAACGGAGGCGCATGCGAAGACGGTGGCGAAGGGGGCGGAGGTCAAGGCGGCGGGGAAGGCGAAGACTGAGAAGCCAGCGGCCAAGCCAGCCGTTGAGGCCAAACCGGCAGCGAAACCGGCTACGGCAGCACCGGCCAAGCCTGTCGATCCGAAGGCTGCCCACGAAGCTGCGGCCCGCGAATCCGTGACCAAGGCACAGGCATCGCTTGCGGCAATCAAGAAAGAGGGTGTCCTGGCCAAGGACGCGGTGGCGGACACGGACTTCACCAAGGCCAAGCAGCATTTGGCAAACATCGATAAGCACCAGAACGAACTATCCGGCCACGTAGCCGCGGCCGAGGCTAGTGCGAAACAACATGGCGGTGCGGATCTGGCAGGTCATGTGAGTAAATCGCTGAGGGATGAGGATGGGCGTTCTGCTGTCGAGCAGGGCCAGCGTCTACATGGTCACGCAGAAGCGGAAATTAGGTTTGGTGAGGGCGATCAGAAACTCTCATACTCGCGACGTGCAGCCCCGGAACAGGGCGCACTGAAGGCGGGCGAGTATCGAGAGTCCGCCGAATCGTTCCCGAAGTCGTTGACCCTAGAGCAGAAAGTCGCCGTATCGAATTATACAGACCACAGCGATCACATCTTGAATCCGATGCTGCGACAGACGAAGGGACAGCCAGACTCGTCGGCCAAGATGTACGAGGGGTCTCAGGTTCCCGAGCATGTTCATCAGGAGCGGCTCGGGAAGCGTCGTGAGCGAGTCGGCGCCGAGCGGGACACCGACATGACGGTCGGTACCGAGATGAAGCATCTCGATTCCGCAATCGCTTCCCACTCATTCGATCGCGACGTTACGGCATATCGCGTTCTCAAGGATGATGGAGGGAAGATCATGGGGAACCTTCAGGTTGGGTCTACGTTCCAGGATCATGGATATGTGTCCACGACATCGGATAGTAACTTCCTGAAGAAGTTCTACAGTGGAGATCCTCAGCATCGCGTAGATGTGCACGTTACAATCAAGGCGGGCAAGCCAGCGGCTCCGATCCAGGAACTTACGTCATTCAAGTCGGAGAAAGAGATCCTGCTTCCGCGAGGCAGCAAGTTCCGGGTGACTAAGATTGTCCCTGCTACAGAGACGGCCGCGCGGCAGGTTCACGTGGAGACCATATGAGCGATCGATCGGCGCATTACAGCTGGAGTCCGGACGACATCGTCGTAGATCCGCCGGGACAGGATTCCGGCCAATCTGCCCGCGCTCGCGTCCGCCAGTCCCTCGGCGATGTCGCGCACGCGATGAGCGACGCCGAGGTTGATGCGGTGATCGAGGCGGCGCGAGTCGATACGAACGGGGAAGGTGATTTGGCTCCTGAGGAGCTTGACGAAATCGACGCCCTCCTCGCCGAGTTCGGCGAATCCGATGACGAGTGAACTCCACTCCGCTTTGATCGTCGCTCGGCTCGCCGCTGACCTTGCGCGTCGCGATCCAACGGACGCCAACCGTCAGGCGGCACGGGATGCGGTGGCGGTGGTTGCGTACCGGGTCGATGCGGCCGGCTACAACCCGAACCGAGACAGCAAGGGGCGGTTCGCGTCGGGACCGCATCAGCAACGCGCGCCAAGCGCTGTCCCAGCCCATGTCGCCGCCCACGTCGAGCACACCGCCGGCCTGCGCAAGGCGGCCGAGGCGCGGCTAACTACCGCCAAGGCGGCGAAGATCGCTGCGGTCACGGAGGCCCGCGCGCGACTAGCCGTCGCCAGGGGCGCCGCCGAGGCGGCGCGAAAGAACCCGAGCGCAATCAACGTGAAAGCGGCCAAGGTGGCCGCGCAGCACGCAGCTGCCGGTGCAGCGGTGGCCAAGCAGCACACCCAGACGGTCAGGCAGCACACGCTGGCGCACGGGGACGCGCGGGCAGCGCACATCGCGGCGAAGAAGCAGCTGAGCGAGGCGAAGCGAGGCGGTAGCCAAGTATCCGGTCACGGACTTCACACCGCGGCGAATACGGCCAGCGAGCATGCTCACAATGCCACACGTCGTGCATCCGAGACGCTTGAGGCCGGCGATCATCGAGCAGCGGCGCTTGCGCATGAGCATGCTGCGGCTGCGCACCTGGCTGCAGGTAATCGGACCGCCGCGGTCGAGCACAGCAACCACGCAAGCGATCACAAACGAAAGGCCGAGGCATCGGATCTTAGTGATCGCGCAGGAGAAGCGACCACCAAGGCGATTGTCTCGAAAAATGGAGCGGACCATGCATTAGCAGCGGAGGCGCACGAGCGTGCGGCCAAGGCGCACCGGGATGCTGGGAGCAACGACGTTGCTGGCGATCATCATGGGTTGGCGGTTTTCCACAAGGTAGAAGCGGAAAAACTCAGCGAGGCACCGCGTCAAGTCGGCGACCCCAAGATCAGAAAGATCGCGACCGAAGATACAGGCAGGGCCGTGATCGCGCATGGAATTGTCGACCGCGTACATCATGATCCGCTCTACAACGATAGACAATTATCCTCTGAGGCTCAGCGTGCTGTACGCGAGCATCATAACAAGGTACTTGCAGCGTACGGTCTGCACAATAAGGATGCTGGCTTGATTCACGCAGGCACAGTCGAGGTGCGGACTCCAGAAGGGATGGCCGCGGGCGCTAATGGAATTGCCGCCGAAGGGCTGCATTGGAGACACGACGGCAAGATCGCATTGAACGTCGATCGGGCGGATGGGATGATGGAGCATTCTCGATTGGATTCAGATGGGCTACTGCGAGCAGGCCATGAATACTTTTCCTCCAAGAGTGCTCGTAGTGCCATCGATGCGTATCGTGTGTCTACCCACGAGGCGGTTCACGGTCACGGGCCCGATGTGATCAAGATTGGCCATGAGACCATGCTAGAGGAAATGAGCACCGAGATGGTGGCGCGGAAGATCACCGCAGATGTTCATGGGATGGACATTGATCGCGTTCAGGGTCACTACGGCGGGTATATCGATCCGACGGTGAAACATCTGGTGCGTATGTCGAACCCGGAAGGCTCGTCCGCCGCTTACACGAAGGCTCATGAGGCGCTCGCCCACGCCTCGCTGGAGTTCAAGCGCAAGTCCGGGCGGCAGCTGTCGCCCGCCATTGAGCTTCACGAAATCGGCGCCTCTGCCCTGAAAAAGTTAGGGGTGCACGATCCGGCGAAGCACATGGAACTATACGGACATATGGCCAACATCTCAGAGCGAGGCCCGCAGTGATTCGTTTCTTCGACATCGAGCCGAACAACATCGAGCAGGCGCTGGTCTACTACCGGCAGTGCGTAGACGACGGCACTTGGAGCGCCGACAAGGCGCAGGCGTTGTGCCACAAGCAGGACGATCCCGATCCGCTTATCAGAGCGATCGCGGAGGTCAATGCAGCGGCCGGTGATACCGTAGGCGCGCCCTGACACCGGCGGCCTGCGTCGCTGACCCCTGAGTGCTGAATCGACCGTCTGGCCTGCCCGGCCGACCCTGACAGGGTGAGCAAGACGGTCTATCGTCACGATCGGAGCGACGGCGAGCTCAAGTCACCGACTACGACGTCGCAGGGCTTTCTGCTCGTTGACGGGCATCCGGCGCGCGCCGGGATCTACAAGTATCGCCGCGAAGACGGCTCGATCCAGTACGAGCGCCGGCCGCACGAAGAGGTGTTTCATCCCGACTCGCTGGCGAGCTACGACGACGCACCGCTGACCCTCGAGCACCCGGCCGACGGTGAGGTCAACGCGGACAACGTCCGTCGCCACGAGATCGGCCATGTCAAGGGTCCCGGGCGGCAGGACGGCGATCGGGTCGCCACGACGCAGATCATCAAGGACGCCAAGGCTATCAAGATCGTCAAGGCTGGCAAACAGCAGCTCTCGCCTGGCTACAAGATCATCCTCGACGAGAAGCCGGGGTACGACGCGCGCTACGCGACGCCCGACAACCCGACCGGACGCTACGACGCGACGCAGACCCTGATCCGGGTCAATCACGAGGCGATCGTCGACAGTGCTCGCGGCGGCGCAGGGATGCGGCTGCGAATGGATGGTGTTGAGATCCTGCTCGATGGGGAGATCCCAGCGGAGGAGGACCGCACCGACGCTGCGGCACCCGGCACGTCGTACGACCTGAACAGATTCGCTGCCGATGCCTCGACTCGGGCCTCGGCAGCCACCCGCACCGCGCATACGCCGCCGGAGCACACGGCTGCGGCGCAGCTGCACCGTCATGCTAGCGTCGCGCAGCAGGCCGCCGGCGATACCGCCGCCGCCGAAGATCACCGGGCCCAAGCTGCGCATCACCTGATCGAGGGTACGCGAGTCGCCGCGACGCACGCGACGGCGCAGGCCCGCAGTACCGGCAGTTACTCCGATCACATGGCTGCGGCAGCGGCGCACCACGACGCGGCGCAGACCGCGCAGCACCACAGCAACGCCGTCCAAGGCGAGGAGCACACCCGTATGGCACGAGGACACGAGAACGCGGCAGCGGCTGCAGCCAGGGCCGGCCGTCGCGATACCGCCGACCGTGAATCTGGCCAGCGGGCTGACGCGGCGTCTACTACGGCCAACGCTACTGGCCGCGCGATCGATCATCGGCGCGCGGCACTGGCCCATCGAGACGCCGCGTGCCTCATGTCCAGGCTCGACTCCGGTGTCGCAGCCACGCACCGCGATCGCGCTTCAGCGCATACCCGTCTAGCCGATCGCGCGCTCGATGTCTCACGCCTCGACTCCTCGATCAAGCTGACCACGGCTGTCGACGGTCACCAGCACTCGGTCGATCTCGACCCCTGCTACGGCTCGCGCATGGGCGGGTGTACCTCGTACTCGGTGAGCGATACCGAGAAAGCCGAGCACGGTCACACGCACGACTGGGTCCGGAACATGGACGGCACGATCACGATCGCAATGTCCGAGGGTCACAGCCACGAGCTGCTCGACACCTCGGGCGTCGTCGGATACCCCTCGACGGCCGAGCTCCAGGCAGCGGCGGATTCCGCCGCCTCGACTCCCTCTTGACCGGCAATTCGACCGATCCGGCACCCGGACCGATCGTTAACTCATGGACCCTCAAGAGCAGATTCGCTCGCTGAAGGAGCAGCTCGCCGCAGCCGAGGCGAAACTGCCCCCCGCCATGGACGCGGCACACAAGGAGGCGGTCCGCGCAGACGGCGCGGAAGCCACCATCAAGACGCTTCGGAGCGAGATCTCCGAGCTGCGCTCGCAGATCCAGGCCGCGACCCAGGTGGTCGAGACCGAGGCGATCAAGCGCGAGAAGGTTCGCGCCGACGCCGCCGAGGTCGAGGTGCGGCGCCGTGACGAGCAGTTCAAGGCCGCACTCGATGCGCGCGTGGGGCTCGAGCGGACCGCCTCGATCATCTTCCCCGATCTGAACATGCGTGGGATGAGCGATCGCGAGATCGTCACCACGGTCGTCAAGCGGCTCGATGCGCAGCAGCCGTGTGGACCGGAGATCAGCGATGCATACCTGCGCGGCAGGTTCGACTCGCTGATCGATCTGCACAAGCGCAATGCTCGATCGCTGCAGCAGCTCGGATCGGTCATCACGCAGGACAACAAGGAGCGCGCCGACTCACTCGATGAGCAGCGCCGCAAGTTCCGCGCGCAGGGGCTCGAGCCTCTGCCCAACAGCCGCGAAGCGCGGCTCGCCAATGGGAGGGCCTGAGCCATGCCGCAGACCGCAGTTGCCAAGGCGCCGGCCGTCGGCCGCGCTGGCGAACCAGCCGATCAGCTCACCGCCTCGGATGGACAGGTCGTCTCGGCGACCTCCGAGGAGTCCAGCGCGGAGATCCCGTTCGGCCTCATGGTCCAGGTCAGCACGACCAACAGCGACTACGGCGCCAAGCTGATCACCGCCACCAGCAACAAGCTGCTCGGTGTCACGGTTCGGTCGCACGACTTCAGCGATACCGACCTCGGATCGACCGGCCTCAAGCCGGGCTCGACGTTCGGCGCCGCTCGCAACGGTCGCTGGTTCGTGGTCATCGAGGAGAACGTGACCCCGACTTCGGCGGTCCGCGTTCGCTGCGCTGGCTCCGGCACGATCGGCGCGTTTCGCACGACCGCCGATAGCACGAACTGTCTCGACCTCTCGCCGTTCGCGAAGTGGGTCCGCACGTCTCTGGCTGCCGATGGCGTCGGCGAGCTCGAATTCGACCTGACCAACGCCGCGCTCGCCGTGGCGGGCTGAGGAAGATCATGTCCGCCATTCCAGAGAATCGACTCGACGCATCGGACATCGCGTTCCTGGAGCGCGAGCTCCGGCACGTCGATCCCGTCATCTACCCCACGTTGTTCGCCGGCCTGCTCGGCCGCAAGTACGTGCCGTTGATCGAGGGTATCTCGCCGCTCAAGGATGAGTACGCCTACCGGATGGCGACCATCAAGGGCGACGCGAAGCTCGGCGGCCCGAATGCCAACGACGCGACTGTGGTCTCGGTGACCTACGCCGAGTCCGTGTCGGCCATCAAGCAGATCCCGGTGGCCATGAAGTGGACGATCCGTGAGCTCAAGCAGTCGGCGGCATTTGCCGGAGGCAAGCTCCAGGACGACACGATCCGCGCGGCAATGAGCGCGGTGGCGCGTAAGCGCGACAACATGATCGCGCTTGGGCTCACCGGAACGACGATCGGCGGCCTGCTCAACGCGACCGGCGTGCTCGCTACGACGCCGTCAACGAAGACGGGCACCGGGGCCGGTACGGCCTGGATCCGGACCGTGCCCGTCGCGCCCGACGAGATCCTGGCGGACATCGCCAAGATCGTCGCGGATACGCGTGCGGCCCTGAACCAGGCGACGCAGTTGCCCGGCGGCGACGACATGCCGGCGTTCGCGCGCTGGGTGCTGCTGCTGCCGCAGGCGCAGTACACGTATATCGCGCAGACGCCGCGATCGACGACGAGCGACAAGACGATCCTGCAGTGGGCTCTGTCGCAGAACCCCTGGCTGGAGTCGATCGAGGAGTGGTGGCAGTGCGACACTGCCGGCACCGGACCGACCACGCGTGCGATGCTGTACGTTCGGGATCCGATGTGCTGTGGCTGCGTGATCCCGGATGAGTGGTCGCAAGAGGCGTGGCAGTACGAAGGCCACAACATCGTGGTCCCGGCGAGTGGGAGCTGCGGCGGCACGGTTGTGAAGTATCCCGTTGCCTGCCGAACAATGGATGCGATCTGAGAGTGATTCATGTCGCGAACGATGTCCAAATGGGAGATTGCCTGGCGCAAGAGCGCAGGGCACGCGGTGCCGGCCGACGGCGTGCACCACGATGACGAGGATCTCGAGCGGATGACGAAGCCGGCCGAGAGTGCGCAGGCGGCGGTTGCGGCTCCTGCGGCGCCGCCGATCGCGCCCCAGCCTGTGTCGGTCTCGACGCCTGCCAAGCCCCCCCAGCCTACGACCGTGCCAGCCGGAAAGAAGTAGGTCATGGCTCCCGTTGCCTGGCCGGACGTGGTGGCCTATTCGTCTCCGCTCGCGGCCGTCAACATCACCGTCCAGACCGACCTCCTGGCCTGGGTCAACAAGTCATTCTCCGCGGTGTTCGACGGCGAGGACGGCGTCAAGACGCGGCTCGCCCGAATCTACGCCGCGGCGCACATGGCGTCGCTGCCTGGAGCCGGTGAGCAGCGACCAGGCGGCGCCGTGGTGGCTGAGTCGCGTGGTGGCCTTTCAAGGAGCTACGCACCGCCGCCTGTGATGAACAGCAACTGGTGGGCGTTGACGCAGTGGGGGCAAAGGTATCTGTTGCTGCTCGATGGCAGTAAGGCGATGTGGCCGAGAGCGCCGGGAATGCGGGTGCCGGGGTAGTGCTGGCCGTGCTGGTTTGGTTGCTGGTGGCTGGCGGTCAGGAGCATCGGGCGCCTGTGGGCTGGTACTGTAATGGCGTACGTCCTGACGGGCGCTACGAGTTCAGGCCTGTGCTCGGTAGGCCAGAGATGGATCTGGAGGACGCCAGAGCGCGGCGGCAGATCGCGGACGACCGCCGGAGCGTCGGCTGGATCTGGTGCTGGAGGCCGGCAACGCCAAGGCAGGACGGCTCGAGGGTCTGGTGTATCGATGGCCGCTGAGCGCTGGGAGGCCATCCGCGCTGCGGCTGCCTCGCTTGGCCGCGCCGAAGTCCGTGCGGGAATCGTCGGCCCGAAGGCTAACGAGCGGCACCATGACAGCGATCTGACCAACGGAGAGGTTGGGATCATCCAGGAGATGGGCGCACCCAGCATAGGGCTGCCCGAGCGGTCGTTCGTCCGCAAGACGCTGCGCGACTCGAGGTTCCAGGCGGAGTTCGCGGTGTTGCAGGCGCGGCTCGTTGGTGAGGTGCTGGCCGGCCGCATGAACAGGGATGAGGCGCTGGCTGCGATGGGCGCGTTCACGGCCGAGCGGATCCGGCGGACGATCCTCGATGACGAGGTGAAGCCGGAGCTCAAGCAGTCGACGATCGAGGCCAAGGGCTCTGACCGCGTACTTGTGGACCATGGCCAGCTCGTCGAGGCTATCGGCTGGGAGATCCGGAAGTAGACGTCGGAGGGGCGTGCTAGGGTGATGGGGATGGACAATGCCGTCACCTTCATCGCCGACCTCGAGCGCCATTGCGCCGGTGAGCCCGTATTTCACCCGCCGACACCTGAGCAAGATCAGGCGCTCGATCGGCTGTTCGCGATGATGAAGCCGTGTTTTGAGGCGGCGCTGCAGGAGGCCGTGGATGCAGGGATTCTGCGCAAGCGGGAGGATGGCGAATGACTGGAGAGCAATTCCTAGCCCATGCTGTCGAGGCGTCCATCGTCAACCTCATCTGTTACGGCGTGAAGTTGCCTGCAAATGCCCAGGGCAGACGCGCGTTGGCTGGCGAGATCACGCGATCGCTTAGCGGCGCAGCGGTATCGGTTGATATCGATGGTGATTCGCTGGTAGCGACGTGGCAGGGCGTGACGCATCGACGCTCGCTGCTCGGCGGCGGGTTCCCGTGGGACCACTCAACCGCGATACCATCCCCGCCGTCCGCGCCTCCAAAACCCACACCGCGCGGCTTACGCTTTACCGACGCCTACCAGATTCAGCTTGCGCTGAATGCGGCACTTCTGACGCCCGATATAGATCGTCCATCACAACTGCTCACGGTGGAACTGCGCGCTCAGCTCGAGGCGGCGATCGACGCGGCCACGATCCGACCGGACGAGTGCTCGCATGGCGATTGGGAGTGGCCACGGCAGCGGTGTCCGAGTTGCGGGCTGGGTGACGTCAGGAAGGAGCCGACGAGATGAGTCGCGAGGAGTGTAAGCCGACAGTAGTCCGCTTCGCGCGCATTGAGATCCCTGCGAACGGCTGCATCATGCTGGGGTCGTTCATCGAGCCGCAGGTCGACCCGGCCAAGATCGTCGGCGTGGCCAAGTTCGATCCGTCGCCGGGGCCCGAACTACCGCCGGTTCCCGAGCCAGGATTCTACTGGGCCAAGCCGACCGACTGCAGCGAGTGGACGGTTGTGCGAGTCGCCGAGTGGGGTACATCTCGTTCTCGAGATGTCGATTGCTTCGGTTGGGCACCTCGGTCGTGTCGGGTCGCCGAGTGGGGTCCAAGGCTGGAGCCGCCGAACGACCTCCCGCTGACCAATGCCGAGCTACGCGGTATGACTTTCGCTGGCTGGCACGAGATCGCCCGGGACAGGGCTCGACGAGGTCAAGGCGATTCGATCGTGACCGGCGTCCTGTTCGACTGGATCTCCGAGCGCGTCGACAAGGCCGGGCAATCCGAGATCGCAGCTCAGCTGGCCGAGGCGTTTGGACTGGAGTCGCCGCGATGAACACCGCCATCCGGCCAAACGAATGTACCACGTACGCCGTCGGAGTTCCGATCGCATGGATGGCGCATCGCACGCACCGATACGAGCCGTTGAGTTCGGAGATGTTCGCGCTGGCCAGGCAACTGCGCGAGAGTGAGCAGGTGCTCATGCGCTGGGTTGATGATGGCGGTGCTTCGTGAGCATTACCGAATGGTCCCCTTCCACCCTATACACCGTCGGAGATCGCGTCACGGGTCCGCTCGGTGACGTCATCCCAGGTTACGCTCCAGATCCGGATGCACCACGCGTCGAGTACGTCGTCACGGCGGTAGATGCCGATCGGTTCAAGTTGGCTACGATGCGACCGCCGAAGGTCGCTGAGCGTCGGCCAGCAATCAAGCCGACGCCGTCGATTCCGCCGTGGGCAAGGCGGCGAGGTAGGCGATGAAGGGCATCGGCGCAGCTATCGGCCAGTGGCTGCCTCCGGGCGCGGCTGAGTATTGCTCGCGCATCACGGCACTCGAAGGCCTCGTCCGCCTGTCCGGCGGCGAGGCTGCGATGCGCCGAGTTCGCGAACGGGCGAGCACCACGGGGCTCACGTACGAGCAGGCTCTGACCGCGGAGCTCGACCCATGAGCCTCAACGGAACCCTCACCTCCCTCGGCTCGGTCGATCTGCGTGTCACTCGCACCGCGCAGGGTACCCGCCAGCACGGCCGCTACACGCCGGGCCCCGCGACGACGTTCTCGATCACCTGCGGCACACCCGAGCCGGTCACCGGCCGCGAGCTCAAGGACATGCCCGAGGGCCGCCGCGGCGATGAGATCTTGAAGCTGTTCGCCAGCGGCGAGCTGGTCGCGGAGAAGCCGGGCGTTGACCCCGATACGGTGGCGTACACCGGCAGTGATCCGGACATGTTGACCATCATGGGCGCGGCCGAGGAGTGGACCGTGATCAAGGTCGACACGTGGACCGGGTTTGGCGAGACGCACCGCGAGGTGTCGATTGCCCGGGCGCCGAGTCCGGCGGGGCAGGTGCCGTGAACGCCCGCTCCGCTGACTCGACCGCCCACCGCTGCTCCGCGACCATGACTGCATGGCCGCGTTCAGCAAGTTCGACGCCTTCGTGCAGGATCTCGGGCGCAAGGCCCACAACCTGCACATCGACACGCTCAAGATCGCGTTGACGCTCGCGGCCCCGCTTCCAACGAACGCCGTGCTTGCCGACGTCACGCAGATCGCCAGCGGCAACGGGTACACCGCTGGCGGTTCCGCGCTTACCGGACAAAGTTACGCGCAGACCAGTGGCGTAGCCGTACTGGTCGCCGCTGACCTCGTATTCACCGCCGCGGGCGGCTCCATGGCTCCGTTTCGCTACGCCGTGCTCTACAACGCCACCGCGGCTGGCGGTCCGCTGATCGGCTGGTACGACGCGGGAGGCACAATCACGCTTGCTGACACCGAAACGTTCACCGTTGACATCGGCGCGAGCATCCTGACGTTGGCCTGATGCCGAGCTTCGTCCTGCCCGTCGCCTCTGGTGCGCTCGTCCTGACCGGCGCGGCCGTAGCGCTCGTGAACCCGCACGAGTTGCCCGTGGATTCGGGTTCGTTCGCACTCACCGGCGCAGCGGTCGGGCTGGTCCATGGTGGACCGCGGCGGCTCTTGGCTGAGTCGGGCGTGTTCGCCGTGATCGGCGGTGATGTCGGACTGGTCCAGGGGGTCGATCCGCTGACCGCCGTCGAGAACGCGATCCACGCGTGGGTCGTGATCGGATCGGGGCTCGACGCCGACCGCGTGATCTGGACGGGCGACGGACCCTCGGGGCCGCAGCCGGCCGGGACATTCATCTCGATGCGGATCATCGATGACAACACGGGGTTCAGGGACTGGTTGTTGCCGCGGCGAGAAGGCAATGGGATCCGGTACCGCATTCGATCGCACCACATGGCGACGCTCGAGTTGAGCTGCAACGCGGACGGATCGTTTGGCTCACAGCGCGGTGCGATGATTCTACGTCGAGTCATCGCGGCGCGCGCCTTGCCATCGGTTGTCGAGTCGATGCGCGGCGTGGTTGGCATCGGTCCCGCCGGCAAGATCCGGTTGATACCTGGCGTGCGGTCGACGCTGCTCGATCCAAAGGCGATGGTGGAGGTCGGGATCCACATGGTCACCGAGATCAGCGAGCCTGGATCGGCGATCGAGACGGTGTCGGTAGCGACGACGACGGATGTCGGGACGAGGAGCGGGACGGTCAGTAGGCCGTAGGGCTAGCGTGTTGCCCGAGGTGTCGCTCGTCTCGATGACGACGCCGGTCTCGGCTTCGATGACGTCGAGGTCGGTGGAGGTTGCGCGCGACATCAATCAGTTGGCCCTCAGGCGAAAGATCCGCCGGAACGTGATGGCCATGATCTGGCGACCGGCCGCGCCGCTCTTGATGTTGAGTTCCTCGATGCAGGCATGCTCTTCGAGCGTCTGACCTCCAGCGCAGAACCTCGCCACCGAGCGGCTCTGGCGTGCTGACTCCACCGCGCGCAGGTTATCGACGGTGACCTCGACAAGACAGCGATGCCGGACGATGGGCGCGGTGACGATCTCGGCAATCACGGCGGTTTTCACGTCGAACACGTCGAGCTCGAGATCGCCGAAGGTGATGCGACACGGACCGTGAGGCGCATCGACGATCTCCGCGGTGGTCGTGCGATGGTCGGACTGCGTCAGGGCCGTGCGGCACTCGTCGCAGCCGCACTCGGAGGTGACCCTGCGGCAAATCTTGTGCTCGGTGCAGGCGTGCCGAGAGCATTGGTCGATGGAGACCTCGACGGAAACCAGATCGCCGATCCGGCAGTCTGGATCGGGCGGCGTGTCGACTAGGGCGACGCGGCCTGTGTGTAGCTTCGGCTGCCGGCTGTCGAATGCGTGATACCAGTCGGCGCCTGGAATGATGCTGTTGCTCTCGGCCCACGCAGCGGCGGAGGCTGCCCACAGTTGGCGCTCGAAGAATTCGGCTTCAACCGGATCCGCCGCCTCCGCCATCGGCTGCGCGCACGTGTAGCAGGTCGGCGGCTCCGAGGCGGTCACCGGCGCGCGCTGTGGGCAGCTGTGGTTCGTGCAGGTGTAGCGGGTCATCGGGTACCTCCAGTCGGGCGCTTCCACTTTACGCCGGGCGGCAGATCGAACTCGATGTTGCTGCCGCTGACCGTCACTTCGACGGAGTGCGGCGGAATTCCGCCGATCGCCTCGTGCTCAGCCGAAGCGATGGCGCAGACTTTCCAGTCGCGGTCGCGCTTGGGCTGGCGAGGTGCGCCGCCCTCGGCGAGCAAATCGTCGAGGTATTCGGCCGCGTCGTAGAAGCTCCACGGCGGACACGATGCGCACTTGCCATCGCGCGACGCGTGCGCACGTCCGTCGCGATACCAGAGTGCGTCGAAGTCGAATTCCTGGCAGACCTTGCCTGCGTTCACTGCGGCCCCCGAGTGATGAACGACGTCGGCACGTCGCCCCATCCGCGCTCGAGTAGCTCGTCAAGGGCTGGGAGTGTTCGCTCCGCTGGCCAACCAATGTCGCGAAGCGCGCCTCCGGTGCTCAGGTGGCCGAGCAGGGCGGTTGCATCGTCGGAGAGCGGAGTCGGCTGAGTAGCTGTCATCGCCTCAACCCTAGCACGCCACTCCGACGCCTACGCCTGCCCGATTTCGACCGTCTGCGCCGCCCATAAGACCCTGCTCTCATGTCAGCAGCGTCCGATTTCGTGCTGGTCCAGCTCTCGATCGACGCCGTCGGGCTGGCCCGGGCGGGCTTCGGCGAGATGCTCATCGGTAGCCACAACGCCCCGTTTCCCGAGCGGATTCGGCGCTACAAGACCCTGTCTGCCGCGGTCCCCGGCACCTTCAGCGCCGACTCCTTCGAGGGGTTGGCCCTCGCCGCGGCGTTCGCGCAGACCGGCCAGTCCGGCCGCTCGGTGGCCGTTGGCCGGCTCGGCGGCACCGTCACTCAGCGCTACGACCTGGCCGCATCGACCCTCACCGTCGGGACGGTGTTCGCGATCGACGTCGTCGGCAAGGGGCTGACATCAACGCGGGTCAGCTACACCTCGCTGGCCAACCTGACGTTCGTTGACGCGGACGTCAACACCACGACCGACGCCGTCGCCGAGACGGCTCACGGGATGCTGACTGGGGCCGGGCCGTTCCGGCTCAGCAACGCCGGAGGCGCGCTGCCCACGGCGACTCCAGCGCTGGCCGTCGACACGAACTACTGGATCATCGCGGTTGACGCGGATCACTACAAGTTTGCCAGCAGCAAGGCGAATGCGATCGCTCTGACCCCGGTCGACATCACCGCGGCGGCGGGCGGCGGGACGCACACCCTGCTGCGCGCGGCCAACGATGTCGTAATGGCGCAGCTCAAGCAGGGGCTCGATGCGGTCGTCGGTGCGGGCACGGCCTACGTGGTTTCACAGGTCGCAGGCGCCGGAGACACCGATACGCTGCGCGTGACCGCCGCGTCTACGTCGCAGCAGTTCAGCCTGGCCGTCACCGACCCGGCGATCCTGGCCAACGCGCAGACGCACGCGGCGCCGGCCGACGTCACGCTGGCGACCGACCTCGCCGCGATCCGCGTCGCGGATCAGGGCTGGTACACGCTGATCACGCTCTACAACAGTGCGGCCTATGTCGAGGCGGCCGAGGCATGGGCCGAATCAAACGGCGTCACCTACGCGTGGGACAGCTGCGATACGACGATCGGCACCACGGCGCTCAGCGGCGGGACCGACGTCGGCTCGGTCAGCTTCGGATTCGGCTACGCCCGCTCGATGGGCAGCTACTACCCCGCGCCGGCGTCGATGTTGTCGGTGCGCAGCATGGGTCGGTTCCTGCCGCGTGATCCAGGCAAGAGTGTTCCGTGGGGCAAGACGCTGTCGGGCATTACCGGCCTGACGCTGACCGACACGTTCAAAGACAACCTCCGCGCCAAGCGGATGAACACCTACGAGCAGGTGTTAGCTGACCGCCCGTTCTTCTGGAACGGCACGGTGTTCTCGACGATCTACCGCTACTTCGACATCACCCGCAACAGTGACTGGTACCAGGATCAGGCCCAGAAGGGGGTGCTCGAAGCGCTGCTCGGCGTCGAGATTGATCCATTCACGACGGCCGGGATCAAGCTGTTGCAGGCCGCGCTGATTGGCGTCGGCGACCTCGCATTCCGGCAGGGCGTGCTGGCCGATGTGCCCGTCACGGTGGCGCCCAAGATCGAGGACATCCTGAGTCAGGACAAGATCGATCGAAACCTGTCCGGTCTCCAGCAGTCCGGCACGTTCGCCGGCGCAATCCAGTCCGCCATCCCCGTTGACGTCGTCCTGACGTTCTGAGGAGACAATGTCCACGTACAATCCCGAGGAAGTGAATACGGTTGTCCT